TAACTTTGCGAAGTATAGTAAGTCGGGAACTCATAGGTACAATATTAACCCGTCAGTTGAGAAGCCTGTTTCGGAGTTGGAGCATTTCGATTTCGTGCAACCAAGATTTGTACTGGAAGATTTATTCGGGTTAGTACTTGAGCATATTGATATACGAGAAACTAACCACCTGACTGAGTTCGTTATAATCCTGAGTGAGCGTGAATTGATAGACGATGCAGAAGACCATGATCGTAATACTGAGGGCGTTCACTGGGCCTGGGATTATGTCGAATCTACATTTGCTGGGGCGTATGAGAAGGGTAAGGAGTTGGAGCCTCAGAGGATTTATGAGGTTGAGGATGGTCGGTTGCATGTGCATTTTAAGTTGAGGGAAGTATAATGAAACACGAAAAAGAATTTAGAGGATTTGATAAATCAGATAACTCAGGAATGTATCAATGTATAGGCCTAGAGGAAATGATAGAAGCTGGTATGGTGGTTATGCAATACACGGGGCTCAAAGACAAAAACGGAGATAAGATTTTTGAGGGCGATATAATTGAGATTATCACAGGGTATAAATACGAGGTTGGTATGGAGAAATATTCAATGGGTGAATATAAGTCAGGGGTGTATGGGTATAGAGTTGATGTTGATGGAGTTGTAATCGGCAACATTCACCAAAACCCTGAACTATTAGAGGTAAAGTCATGAAAATAATAAAAGACCTAACCAAAGGATTTTTACAGGGGCTGGCTATTGGAATCCCATTAACTTGCTTAATAATAATATTGATTAACTCCCACCAAAACAGGGTGTTGATAAAAGAAGTGGCAAAATCTCAAATCCTGATAATTGAAATAATGCGAGAAAAGAAAATAGTTGTAGTCGATTCTCTTATAATAAATTTACCGGAGGGCGCTTGTAATGACAACAACAACCAATAACACATACATAATAACAACTCGCAAAGCCCAGTGGAAAAAGTAATATGACATTTGAGCTACTAAAATTCGCAACAATAAACCACTGGAGAGCAAAAGGCCTCTACAAATCAGCAACCAATGAGAAGCAGACTGAGAAGCTATTTGAAGAGGTTCAGGAGGTTAGGGATGCGTTTATATGTGAGAGTGAGGCCGATAGGAAAACAGAGATAGGCGACTGCTTAACGGTTATAATCAATCTATGCCAAATAAATAATTTCACTCCTGAAGAATGTCTGCAACTTGCGTATGATAAGAATACTAAGCGTGACGGTAAGATGTTGGATGGGGAATTTTTACATGATAAACTAGTAACAAAGGGTTAATGATGAAAGTAAATACTGATGCAAATAAACCAATAAAGATGTGGTTAGATAATTTAGAAGAAGGGGCCTTAGAGCAAGCAAAAAACATGGCGAATCTTCCTTTCACTTATAGTCATATTGCTATTATGCCCGATTCACACCAAGGCTACGGTATGCCTATAGGTGGTGTTTTAGCTACTGAAGGTGTAGTAATACCTAATGCTGTTGGTGTTGATATAGGGTGCGGTATGTGCGCATTACAAATGCCATTAAAAGATATTTCCACTGAAGACTTAAAGAAAGTAATGGGCTTAATTCGTAGTCGTGTTCCTGTGGGGTTCAAAAAACATAGCGAAATACAAGAAGGAGAATTTAATCGTGAATTTGGTAATCTACCAGTTGCGGAATTTCATAAGGAAAATGCGTTAAAGTCATTGGGTACTCTAGGCGGTGGCAATCATTTTATAGAGATTCAGAAAGGTGATGATGGTTACATATGGATAATGATACACTCTGGCTCAAGGAATTTAGGTAAACAGGTTTGTGACTTCTACAATGATAAGGCCAAAGCATCAAATGAGTTTTGGTATTCAAAAGTAGAGAAAGATACTGATTTAGCGTTCATTCCTATGGATTGCGTTTTAGCTCTAGATTATATTAATGAAATGAACTTTTGTGTAGATTTCGCACTTGCTAACAGAAAGTTAATGATGAAACGTATTGTTGAGTCGTTTAAAGATGTTTGCGGAGTTATACCTACTTCTAAGCTGATTAATGAATCACATAACTATGCTAGAATGGAGAATCATTTCGGTAAGAATGTTATGGTTCATCGTAAAGGCGCTACTTCTGCTAAAGTTGGTGAAATTGGCATGATTCCAGGTTCTCAAGGAACAAAATCTTACATTGTTAGAGGGTTAGGTAATAAAGATTCTTTTGAGTCGTGTTCTCACGGTGCGGGTCGTGCTATGGGTAGAAAGCAAGCCCAAAGAGAATTAGATTTTGAGACTGAAAAGAAGTTATTGGATGATCAAGGTGTATTGCACGCAATGAGAGGCAAAAAAGATCTTGACGAAGCTCCAGGTGCATACAAAGATATTCATGTAGTAATGGATAATCAGAAAGACTTGTGTGAGATATTGGTGGAATTAACACCATTAGCAGTAATAAAAGGATAATTCAACCCGCGCCACACATCAAGAATTGTTTCAAAGTTCATTATATTCTTGTGTGTCGCGGTTGTTTAATGAACCAATTCAATATGATTACAATCAAAAAAGTCATTCTTTTTATTATTCAATACACCGTCACCGTTCCAATCTGCACCAATACGAATCTTAATGCCAATCTCAGCAGCAACACCAGTAATCACACCAGCCAAATATATCATTTGCTCTCTATCCGAATACAGAGAAGGCCACGGAGCAACATCTACCGCATCAGATAGATCATACTCGAAGCGCTCCAAGGACTCGTCAGACGTTCTGTTATGGCAACTCAGCGGCCACGCAAGCTTTGTTTTGCCCTCTGCCATGTATTGCATTTGCTTTACATGATCTCTCAATCCGTTGATTAACTTAATATCGACTATCTGCAAAACCTTAGTCATTAATAACTGAAGGTTTGGGTGTAGTTGATTTAATATCTCTTTCGAGTCGTTACTCCATTTATTCATGATTAACCGCCTTCAACAGTGCATGAGTTTGAATCATAAGCCTTTCGACCTGCATCAGTTGACCCGACCGCCAAAGCATAAATCTCATCAAGGAATCGAAGTACAATAAAATAAGCTGTCTTTCTTATGGCCCTTCTATACCACGCAACAGAGCTTACCCAGCGCTTAATGCCTTTCTCAACATTTATTTCAAACTCAAGTGTGGTGCCTTTAAAAGATAGATTCGATGGGTGATTCCCAATGTGACAGCGCCAATCATGAACTGGAACGGCTTCCTCATTTAAGATATCATCCCAAGGCATTTGTGCAAGCGCCCACCTAGATAAAGAATTTAGCTTTGTTCCATCTGGCTCTGCTCCTGTGCCGTTGGGTTCAAACCAATCGTTGTGTAACGGGCAAACACCGCCTTTCAGGTTTTTGTATATCCAATTGGTTAAAAGATCTTGTCTCATAATTTACCTCAATCGTTAACTCTTGAACCTAACATGCCTTTAATCTCTGCAACATCTTCCCTTGTCGCTGAAACCTTATCATACATAGAGGAAGTTGTTTTATTTTGCTCATGATTTTCTTTCTTCAGATCATCAATTGCTTGTTTAAAATCCTCTTTAACCGTTACAATATCTTTTTTAAGGGTGGAGATTGTAAGTAAAGCCCTGCCCCATGCGAATACAAATGCTATCAATTGACCTCCTAAAAGTGACCATATCTGCCAAGGTACTTCATCTAATTTCATTCTCTCATCTGCCTTTTATTAATTACGACACGCTTCTTGTTTCAAAGCTACACGCCCACCCTACAACCTTTACTGTACACTCACTATCGGCCCTCATTTGAAACTGAGCCGGGTTATCTATAATATCCTGTCCGCCAATGTATACAAAATTATACCTGTTCAATGGTGAATCTACCACGGTCGATTTAAAGTTTGATGGTGATATGTATGATTGTGTAAAATTAGATGGTGAACCCTGTCCAACTTCTAACTGTACTTCTATCTCTGTGTTGACGGACGTTGTTGTTAATAACAAATCGAGCCTTATTTCCAACCTGTCGCCTATTGCTAACTCACTAAAATCAAATAGATCTGTAAGTACATCATAAACGTTTACGATGTCAGTTGGTTTATTGACACTATTTGAATTCGGTCCCTCACCATCGTTTGTCAATGGGGTCCATGCGCCTGTACCTGGAATTGTTATTGGTGTTGTTAGAGTCGCAAGATCGTTATAATCCCAGAACCCAGATTGTTTTTTTAATAAATCATTGAATTGTACTGTCATGTTGTCCTCTATGGGTTATGTATTATAAAATCTGATTTGTGCATTGCCGCTATGTTGCCCTGCATTACTAATGGATTATCGGGGCATGGGTTGTCTGATACTAGGTGCGCCCCTGTTGTTGCGTTGAAAGCTCCGATATTTGGGAACATTGCACCGAAAGGACTCAAGTCTTCTAAGTCCCACACCTTACCTGTTGAGCTTATAAACTTATTAGCATTTGGATCTGTTGCGCCCCATAGCCTTGATAGAAAAGATGTTTTGCCGCAAATATCGGATTGTACAGAAATAGCGGATTGTATGCCTCTACTTGCACCAGTTCTAATTCTGACACCTACGCCTTCTCTATCAACTAAGGAAGGTTCATTACTATTATGTAAGCCAGAAGATGAAGCTCCCCCGTTTTGTGTTGTTTTTATTCCGAACGCCCCAACCTCTATATCTAACACTACTGGTTCACCTAGATCTATTAGTGGTAAACTAAGTGATTGCGCAATTGCACCAAGAAGATAGAACCATTTTACAACGTATCTACCACCCGTATACTGTACGACAATACCTTCTGAGGTTGTTAGATTACCAACATTATAATAGTACGCGCCTGAGTCACTTTCTTCCGGTATGCCCTTGTAAATAAATCTACGGGTAAGCCCGTCATTTAGGTCTATAGTTTCGCCGTACTCTGATATTATAGCATCGTTACTTAATTTGGTTGACCCTGTTGCGGGTATAGGGTCGCCTATGCTCGCTAACATAATAGGCTTTAATAATTGAAGCCACAAGATATTATAGTGCGATGCCGGATCGGGGTGAATCCCGTCGTCACTAAGATCCGGGTTTAAGTGACCTATCTGACCGGGCAAGCTAAAAGCTAGTTCCGCGTCATAGATAAATATGTTTATTATTTCAGAAGTTAGCCCCCTAATGTACTCACTCAGTTCTATATTGTTTGCTGTTTTTTGAGGCGTTAAATTCGGTATTCTAGGAATTACAGTTCCCCATATAATGTCCGTGCCGTACACTTCGGCCTCTGTAACAATTGCGTCAATAGTGTCCTTTAATGTTGACACAGGTATGGAGTTTAGATTAACGTCATTCGATAATATTTCAATAACTACATAATCAGCGTTTTGCCTTAAGCAAGCTTCTGTAATATTTCTAGTTACATCTTCACCCCCGAACCCATCCGGGGCGATGTCCGCTATAGTCTGTGACGAATAAGAAATATTGTTAAACGTACCGAAAGCAATTTTATCAGATCGCACATAAGTCTCAAGGTCATATAGATAGCCCTTTTTATCAACCGCGTCTTGACCTTCTGGGATACTGTCACCTAGGCCGACACCTATAAGTTTAGAGTTTACATATGTGTTATCAACAAAGTCAACCTCTACATCTTCACCAAGGGAGTTCTTGTATAGGGTGTAGTTGCATTTGGGGTCGAAGATAGGTTTATTATAACTAACATGCCTCCCATAAGACACGCTTTTTCCATAACTTACATGTTTATTATAATCAATATGGTTTTTGTAATATCCGGCTGTCATTAGCTCACCCCAGAGGTAAAACTATTATCAATAACCTTACCTAAATTATCACTGTGTATATCCGCTTTCTGATAACCGATACAATCCATAAATGCATATGCCGTGTAGTTGTCTAGATCAGAATATACATTATAAAGGCATAGGTCAGAAGGATTTTCTTGTTTCTCTAGTTCAACACTCCACGGATCAAACATTGTGCTTGAAATACCTAACATATGACCCAGTAAAGCCCGTCTAACCTTCCAAATTCTACCGCCCATATGAGTAGCAGGGTGAGGACGATTAATACACCCACCGTAGAGTACATCCGCTCCCTTGATTGCATTTACAGCCTCAACACCTTCAGCCGCTTCAACCGATTCGACATCAACAGGGATATATTGAATATTCTCTTCAAACACTGTCATTATGTCAGCTATGAATTGAATATCATCTTCAAGGATTAATATTTTATCATAACCCTGTTCTTTTGCATCGGCCAATATCTTTAATCGGATGGTATCGTTAAGCGCCTTATACCCCGCTCTCATTATTCCTGTAGTTTCATAATCAACACCATCAAAAGCGGTGATATATTCCACTGTCATTTCATGCTGTAAAAATAGAGAGTCACATTCAGTTTTACGCTCAACTCTCCAAGGCTGTTTCCCTTCCTCAGTCTCTTCAAGGTGAATGCAATAAATTTTGTCGAAATATTCGTTTAGTATGTTCATTGTTTTAAGTCCTTTATAAGTCGATTACGGGATTAGCTGATAAATGTAAAACACCGTCAGCACCCATTGATTCCTCAGTGCCCCACAAAAGCGTTTTACTACCGCTTACATATTCAGTAGTGCTTATCCTTCTTTCAAATACGCCATCCTTTTGGACGTATGCGGTCGCATATCCAGCGTCTAAAAACGCCCATGATGCAGCAAGCCTAACCGCGTTGTGCATAACGAACTCGTCACCCAATGTTTTATTAGTTATTATTATCTTGCCCCCTAGATACACCTCGTACTTATACGTGCTGTCTAAGCTACTAATTACATCCGAACCATCATGGTATATGTTTCCCAAGGAGTCTGTCCGTTTTCTTTCAACAAAAAATAGTTGAGCATCTGTAACAACTGATGAAGGTGTAGTATACTCTACAATATCACCATTGCCATCAAACTCAATACGCTGTCCACGACCTGTGCTCTTTGCTCTCCATGCTACAGGGTTTCCACCATAATAAGCATTGTTACAGGTTCCAGAAACACGAGGGCTGAAAGTATATGAACTCCAAGCGTCCACACCTAAATCAAAAGCTGAGATTGTCCAAGGATAAACCTGTGTTCCTACACCAAATACGAAAAAGTTAGAAGCTGTTTTAAATAGAGATAGACCTATTTGAGCGCCTAAATTTATTCCCCATTCACTTTTCCCAACAACAAATTCTCTAAATCTTTCAAAAAATGCACCCTCGAATAAGCTCTGAACTATTCGCTCATACAATTCTACACCTTCGGAGGCTGCATCTTTCGTAACCGTAAGCTCTCTGCTTTGGTCATTACTAGAGGGAGAAAGGGGACTTTGATTTACTACGGTTTCGTTATTTAACTTTCCACTTACATTCAACCCTGACCATAAATCTAATGTTCCTGCAATAGGATCAATATCGGCTATATTTATCTCGTAAGAAATTTTCACGTCAGTTGATTCAACTATTCTATCAGCCCTAACTGTTGTTGTTTTAAGGTTGTAATTGAATCCACCGTTTCCAGTGTAGCCGCCTGTTGCTATTGCGAAAGCGCCAGACTGATCATTATCAATACCATTGAAAAAACGTATTTCAATATCTTGATCAGCTCCGCTTGTAGGATAATTTATAGTCATATTTGCGGTAAGCTTAAAGCTTTCATTATCAGCACCGTAAATATTTTTAGATGAAATTACATCAATGGGTGTGTTGTCTACTAAAGCAGGGCCCTGATACCATATGTTAATTACTGAAGCGCTCGCAATTAAACCCCTGCAACCAGCCTCATCACTCGATATGATATACACGCCTGATAGAGTTGCTATACCTCTATCAATTAAGCTTTGAACCTCATCCTGTGTAATGAATCTGTGATATGTGCCAAAGTTATCTCTAACAATAAATCTAGTTCTATCGCTTGAGCCATCTATACCAATGTCGGTTTTAATCATTTTATTCTGAATAGAAGCAGGGGCCGCCAATGTTCCAAAAACGTGTCTTATTAATCTATTTACTACACCCATATTATTTACCTATACCGTCTTGAATTATGTCTGTTGAAAGTGCATCATTTTGAATCTCTTCTGTTTCAGTTGCATCATCTTGTATAATATTAATCTGCACTAGGAATGGGTCAAATTGGCTAATATCTAAAAGAATCTTAAATACAACCTCTTTGCTTTTCCAGCTTATTGCGTGATCTATTATCCATCCAGCACGAGTCTCTCCATTGGTTCTCTTTTGATCCGTTACTGATATGAAAGATAATAAATTTATTATAGCGTCCGTTGCGTTTAATGGCAATTTAATTGTAACTTTCTCAAGTTCGCGATTAACATGGCCAGCATGGTTGCGTATGAAATTAATAGCCTCACTCTCCCCTGTACCATCAGAGAACAACATTTTAATCCATTTAGTAGACAATGTTGTCTGAGTAAGTTTCTTAGCTCTGAGATACCCAGCCCTGAGCAATTCCCATGCCTGTTGTGCTATCTCATAGTTTTCTATGCTTATGCCTTCTGTACATAGCTCAAAATCAAACTCTGATAGGTCGGTGCGCTTGATTCTCATTTTAGCTTGATTCTCACCTGTAGATTCGTTGAAATCATAATCTAGCTGAAAATCTGACACAACCTGGGTAATCTGTGATCGGCTTATTTTACCTATACCATTAGGTAGCCAATTTTGATCCGTATAGTCTGCCACTGTTGATGAATCACTAAATACTGTACTTTTAGGTAGCCAGTTCTCAAGATTATATTGCCCTAGTCTATCTGGATACATTCCCAAATGAGAGGCTTTAAGCATATCTTTAAGTATTGTGTTTGAGTCTGTTTGAGCTATTATCTGGTGTGATGGGTTGCGCTCTGTGACACTTGGGAATAGATCGTAATCTGCTTGAGCTTGATCATATGAGGCATCGTTAATATTTGCCGATGGTATACCTATATGGTTCTCCTGTATGTATTCAATTGTATCGGGGTAATTTTCAAATTCATTTCCAGGTTGTACGTTTTCACCGTTGCAGCCTATAGAAATATCATCTAAAGACAAATCTTTCTCACCGTTATAACTGTATGTTGTTGTGTAGTTATCTAGATTCTCGACCTCTACAGACCACTCAATAACGCCTCCAAAAGGAAGATTTTTTAGTTTAATAACTAGCGAATGCGACAAAGAGTCCATTGAGTTTGTGGGCTCTACTTCTTCATCTAGAATAAATTTAGATTTAAACGAGTTCCAGCTTGGCGTTGTTATATATAGGTCGTAATGATCCGGTAAACTACCAACAGCAACCCTTGTCTCTATTGTTATTTCTTGATCATCGTTGTATATCACAAACTGCTCTGGATTGCTCTGAACAACAATCCCCCAAAAGTTTTTTGAGTATATGTGTTGAACGCCAATCCCTTGTATCATATCTGTAGTTTTAAACAATAAAGGGTCTCCAGGTGTTGGGAAGTTTTGAATTATAGCATTCTGTATCCTTATTTCAACTGGCACAAAATACTCATTATCGTTATTGTTCTTAATGTCTAATATTTTACTTAGTGAATCTCCGGAGTAAGTGCTCTTTAATTCAAGTATAGCGGCTAATTGCGAGCTATTATCAACATCGGCATTTAGAGACTGATTATAATCCATATCAGATATAGATGACTCAAACAACATAGAATCTTGATCTATAATATCCTCTACAATAATCTGTTTACCATTTATTACCTCATACGAGTCGTTGCTAACAAAGTTATTAACCTCGTCCTCAACTATTCTCAACGGCAACTCTGTGTTAGAATTATTTGCTACGTGTATTTTTTGAACTGGGTTTTGACTTAAATTGTATGTAAAGTTGAATTTTTTAAGAGATATCAACGATGAACCTATATTGACCTGTAGATTAGATATTTCTAACGCCGATATATCTTCTTGATCCAGCCATATAGTATGCTGTTCGTCTGAGTGTTTTAGCCCGTTATTCCAAAGGCCATTTCTCGCCTGAACAACGTTATATTTATTACCCACTCCTGCTCCAAAAACAACCTCAACTATTATATTGTCAAACTCATCTGCGTCTATTAGCGACTCTATTTCTGCTGAGTGATTTATAACAATTGAAGATCCTTGTTTGTCGGTTTTAGCAGAAAGAAGATAACCTGTTTTCTCGCCAAAATTCATTACTATATAATTAAAGTTTTCTTCCTTATCACCGCTCAACACAAGTTTGCAGTTATAGTTCCTATTCAAAGCAATAGGCACAGTATCAGAGCCTATCTTTTCAATATTGGCCTTACCTGCATCAGTGCATTTAAATTGTGCCGTAGTGTCGCCCGTCTTAGGAAAAGTATCTATTATGCCAGCCCACACCTGAACATATCCTGCGCCAAAATCAATGTAGTATCGTGTTGGTAAATGCTTTAAGAATAAGCCATCGCCCTCAATAGTATCGACTAGGCCAAAGTTAGCTAGCGTAAAACCAAACTGATAACCAGTGGCAAGGTTGCCGCCTTGATCAATGTTAATCTTCATCACTGAATCATCAATCGAGGCTATCAAGTTTCCAGTAGTTTCAAGTGTCCAGAGGCCGTTATCTATTCCATAAGTAGGATTAGTATATAACTCATCACCCGTAGTCATTGACCCGTTTGATTCGCCAATACCTGCTATGCTTCCAACTAAATCCTCTTGAAAGTCAAAGAATCTAGTCCTCTGCTTAATCACTATAAAGGTATCGCCTGGATTTGCTTGAATGGCAACCTTTGCAAATGCCGTGCTATTTAAGCCCGAAACAATCTCATCAACTAAAAACACTGTTGTTATTGTTGCTGGTATTCTTTGTTGATGAGATTTGACTCCATTAGATATTACTGTCCCATTTGTTGTAGCAACACCCGCCACACTTCCAGACAATGATTCGTCTTCAAAAACGCCTGTAATATCTCCAACATTAATGTAATTATCTCCGATATTTGCAATTGATAAAACCTCAGCAAATGCACTAGATCCAAATCCAGTTACGATCTCGCCAATCGCAAAAGCCGCCGTTATGTCTGCCTCTATCTGGTTGTAGTTCCCTACTTCAATCTTTGCTCTTACGGCGTTATTGGTTATAGTCATACGTTCGTTACTATCCTCATGTTTATACGCCAACTATCAAGATCAACGGGTGAAGTTCTCAAAGAAGTTATCATTATATTGTCGGTTGCTTGACCCTCAAACAAATCAAGACAATCAAGAGAAGGCCATATGAACGGGGTTGATCTCTGTGTGTTGTAATATTTTTCAATCTGAGCCGTTTGCAATTCTGTTTGAGAGAAAGACAAATCAATTGTGAATCCAAATATGGGCTCTCCAGAATTGCCTACTTCTATGTTTGATCCGTAATCACCAAATGATGCAGAGCTAAACGGTAAATCTCTTTTATTTATAACCCTACCAACTGGAGTTTGATAATATAAATCTGGCAATACAGCACTAACAACCCCTTTAAATGCCAATTGTAGACTATTCGATTCTAACGCCTCAACAGTCAAAGGTATTTCTGCGAGCGCTAAATTCTGTTGAGAGTAATTTATTGCATTGCCGCTTAATGAATTACATGTGATTGTATTGGTGTAATCTATTCCTGCACCAAAAATAAGCTCTCCAGCCTCGGTAGTAACAACAATTTGATTAAAGCTTTTTTTAAACTTTTTAGATAATTCAAATATGTCAGCCTTTAACCCTTGTATTGTAAAGGAGGATGTGAACTTGTCAAATGTAGATCCACGATTATACGCTTGAGTTTGTCCGTTTGTGGTTTTCACATACTGAACAGACTGCGACTGAGCGGGCGTGTAAGCCTTCTTTATGTCCACATTGTAGTTTGCCGACCCTGAGCTATCAGTAAGATTAATTATCACCCCATAGCCTCCAGCCCTAGTCTTTCAGCGAGTGCGTTGTTGTTTACTATCTTTTGCGCAACTTCTTCACTTGAAAACACGTCTGATATAACTATAATCTCTCTTTTTCCTCCTCCACCATCTAGCATCGCAAGCAAGTTTGATTGTTGCTGTTCATTTATAAACATCTCTCCAGCGTTTGCACCGACCTGTATTTTATCGCCTGTTCTGCTTTGACCTTGAACAACTCCACCATGCTCAAATTTTTGCTGTGATGCCTTTGCTATCTGAGCGCCACCAATTGCGCCTATCAAGCCAGCCTGAATAAAATTTAGCGGAGGTGGCAAGTTTGCAAATGAGTTCATTATACCTTGCGCTGTCTTAAGTCCAATGTCGGCAATCGCAAAGGCTTTATTCTCTCCAAACATTTCACTTAACGCCTGAATAGCTAATGCGGCAGTGTCAAAGTATATTTTTCTATCAAAATCCATTTTACGCTTTTTGCGCTCAGTGTCTTTTGCGTCAAATTCTTTATTGATTAAGTCGCGCTCTGCTGCTGCGTTTGCGTCAATCTGAGTTAATGTAGCCTGTAAAACTTCAGCGTTTTCAATCTTCAGTGATGCTTGAGTTTTCAATGCCGCAGTCTCAAACTCTATCTCTTGTATTAAAAGTTCGCGACCTTCAAGCTGTGATAATACTGCCTGTTCTGCAATTTCTGATATAAGCTGGAATTGGTCGAACTCTCTTTTTAGTGCGTCAACGTATTCGTTTTCGAATTTAACGAGTTCAGCTTTTTTTCCCGCCAATTTAGCAACAGTAGCCACCTCCTCCTCAGACGTTGGCTCTATTACTGGCGGCGGCTTTAATTTGTTCAGTCTTATTCGCTCTGCGGACATGCTGCGCAACAGAACCATCTGTTTTGTCCATTCATCAGTGAGAGATTCTAATTGGGCCTTTTGAAAGTTGTTGGCGCCAGGGTCTCTTGCCTCATCAATTCTCTTGTCGAGATCGGCAACCACTACAGCCTGTTGTTGGATTGTTCTATTTGTCTCTTTGTAGGCCTTATTTAGCTCCCTCTGTCTATCTGCTTGTATGTCGATAACTTCTATTACTTGAGCTATCTTTGAATACCCTAATGCAACATTACCAAGCGTAATAGCTATACCCTTTAATATTGGCTCAAGTAATTTAGCGCCTTCAACTGCGTTTGCGAAGAACTCAACAATCTCGCCTTTATTATCTCTAATTAAATCTGTGAATTCTTCAATGCTTGATACTAGGCCGTTTGTGGCTCCAGATGCCTTATTGGTTCCTGCGATAACATCAAATATCTCATTCTTTAATACTACAAACGCCTGCCCTGCCGTCTTACTTATCTGGCCAAATTCTTTATTGATTGCGCTTGTCTGCGTTTGGATTGCGTCAATTACTACCTGTGCGGTTAACGCCCCTTGCTCACCTAGCTTTCTAAGTTCACCAATGGTAACGCCTAGGCCTTCAGCTATAAGCTCTGCAATACGTGGCGTTTGCTCTAAAACTGAGTTTAATTCTTGACCGCGAAGCGTGCCGGATTGAATCCCCTGGATAAATTGAGTTATAGCGCCAGTTGTCTCCGCGAGGTTTGCGCCTGAAATGATTATTGCTTTATTAAGTGTTTCGGTGACGCCTAGCAGATCATCAGAGGACTCATTGAGCGCCTTTGCGGCTCTTGCGATACGAGTATACAGGTTAGCCGTGTTTGCGAATGGCTGCCTAGTTTCGTTAGCTATATTTAACAGCTTTTCAGATACGGAAGCAAATTGTTCCGAACTATCAGTAACAAGCCCTAGTCTTGAGTCTAGAAGCGTGTATGCGTCGGCAACACCTAGAATCTGTTTAGCTAAAAACGTCCCGCCTATACCTAAAAATGCGTTACGTATATTGAATGTTGCCTTTGCAGCCCTATCCATTGCCTTGCGCATCTTGGTGAAGCTATTAACAACTTTAGGCTCTTGCTTCTTTGTTTCTTGGCCTATTTTCTTTATCGCTGCAACTATTTCTGCTGAGGATTTTTCAAAAACGCCGGTTTGTTTACTTACTGTAGAGCCAAGATTCTTAAAACTATTAGCTGAGTCTTTCGCGTTTTGAGTAAGTATACCGTTAGTTTTCTTAGACTCGCTACCAAGTTCGGCAATGGCTGCGACTGATTTTTCAGCCGATTGTGTAAATACCTTACCCTGCTGGGTTATCGAGCTATTTACACTCTTTATACCTTTTTCTATTTTATCAGTATTGAATATAAATGTATTGCCGGTCTTTTTTACCTCTTGAGTAAATTGGTCGTTATCTAAAAATAACTCTACCCCGACTCTTTGTTCAGCCATTAATTACCACCATGTTGCTTTTCGAACTCATTGCAGGCACTAACGAGAGATTCAAATAGAGAGAACTGTTCAAATAGGAGGTAAGGCTGTTGCATAAAACTACCTGGATAAGGGAGTATATTTTTGTCTGTCCAAATTTTCCACATTTCAAAAAATACACTTAAATCCCTCGTATAATAGTTTATGCATCTTTCAGGTTTATAAAATCCTGATCCGTTACAATTGGCACACTCCAAATCTACACCATAACACCCACAAGGGATCTGATATTGATTTGATGCGCTGGCCTCGTTGCATCCCCAACGTTTTGAATTATCGGTTTTACAACTATGCTTAGTGCCTGTATACCAAGAGGCCAACGCACCTATTTTTTTTCTTGATCACTCGATGTTTGAGTGAATAATATAATCTGGTTTGTTACTGAAAATATATCGATAAACTCAAGGTCACAGATATCTTTAGCATTGTTTTTCTTTTTAGCAATAGACATTACACAAATCTTTACGCTGCAATCATATGCCTTATTGGCATTCCCTGCGGCTTTAGCTTGTGCGCGATCTGAATAATATTCCATGAAGAGTAACCCCTCCATTTTATTCAGGTTCTTTAATTCATAATATGGTTTTGTTTCATCAATTGAGCCAAACCCGTCTACACCGTCATTTTTTCGGTGTGTTTGGGTTTGAACTTTAACTACAGCAGGCACTAAGTCTTGTTTCATGGTATTTCCTTTTTTATGTGAATAAAAGTTTCAAATCGTCGTCGCTCACACCTGTAAGGGCGCAAGTAATATCAACGTATGCGATTTTGTTTTCTGTAGCACTTGCCACGGCTGTGATTTTCAGCGCTGGCATGATTATGTGCATTGTGTTATATTGGGTGTCACCATAGCGCCAGTAAGAAGGCGATGTAGACTGTCCTACCCATGTTTGGTAATATTCCCAAGTTGTGTTTAGAGGTTGTTCAATACGGAAAGAGAATGTAGGCTCACGATTAGGTATGAAAATACTCTCAACACCGTCACACTTGTTTACATTCGGTCTAACCTGTACATTTGCACCAAAGTCCAAGCTGAATGTACCGGCCGCGACTAAATCATTAACGCCATCAATTTCAAAACGAGCACAATCAAATACTGGAGGTTGCTTATCAACAAATGAACTCGTATCAGTCATTGCGAATGGGCCTTTTCTGAATACGTCTTCACCTGTAATCTGGTTAAACTTTGCTTGGAGCTCCATTTGTGCGGTCATGATCTGACTTGCTGGAGCTTCGAGTGTCATTGTTAAGTTACCGCCGAAGCCTTCAGTTTTTTGCAAATCTTCTTCAAGTCTAACAGAAAGGTTTTTAATATCGGCATTTGCAACATATGTATACTCTCTAGATTGTTGCTCTTCTGCCCCTGTAGCTGTTCCTACGCCCGACGCTGATACTTCAAGGTTCTCAGCTTGGAATGGGCCACCCACAACAGTGTCAACATAAATAAATACATCGCCAATTTTAGCTGGCACAACACAAACAGCGGACGCGCCAGATATCACACCGTCAATAATATCGTCAATTTCAATATCTACAGTAACAGTGCCTGGGATCGCTTCACCAAATGCCCCCACCATTCCAACACCTTGAAGTACTGGATCAATGAAAGGTACAGCAGAAGCGGAATAATCAACACCAGTGATCTCATGAGGTAAACTCATTGCTACAAAGCGCTGACCTGTAACAGGAGCAAGGTTTGACCCTGTACCGGTTAAAACAGTTCGTGCGATTGTTTCAACATTAGGATTGTTCGAAAACCCTTCAGCGACTGGTATAAATACGTCAGGAGTCTCAAAGATTACACCTGTTTGTATTTTTAAAAATAATTTGGTTACGTCTGAACTTTTAGCGCCCATGTTTATTACTCCTGTTTAACATTTTTTTGTTTTATAAAATATTCTTACTTTAATTATCAGTCCGCCTATTACGGTTGTATCTGGATCTATTGAATCGAGTGTGTAGCCCTTTTGACAACCCACTATTCTCATGTCATCGACTTTACCGCCTAATTGACGGTTAGCATTTAGTTTATCTGCAATCTCTTGCATTCTTGCATTTGCATTAGCTTTTAAACCAGCTAAATTGTACTCATAAATAGTTGTAATAAATAGATCTTGCTGGAATGAATCCCACCCTATGCGCCTAGTGAATTGCTCAGAAGGTGTACTCTCTCCCTCTGCAATATAAGCGTCACTAACTGTAGTTATAGTTTCATCAACCAAGTCATCACGCAATGAACTTATTCGCCCGTCCTCGTATGTCTCGCGCATAAATACAGTATAGCCAAGATCTTCAAGAAGTGGCTGTATATCATCACGGAAATCATTAAGGTATGTAGTGCTCATGATACCCTTTCATTAAAGAATCTATTGGTATCGTCGTTTGCGTTTTCTTCTAAATCAATAGCGGCATCAGTCATAAAATCATTTTTGGTCAGTAGAGCCTCGTATTGCTCTTCTTGTGCCAGCCATTTTTTACACTTTATAGCCCATTCGTCCATGTTATAATTAACATTGGTATTGAGTGGCGCAGGTGTTGATTTAATCAATGTGGTAGCTACACGAGCCGAAACATGGTATACAAGCACTTCTTTTACAATGTTGCTTATATCGGCAATTGGCTTTAAGTCTACCTCAAGTACTCCGAGTGTGCGCCAAAGATACTCATATTTAATATCGCCTTTAATCAAATATGTATTGTCACCATCTGGATTGTTTGCGGTGACTACGCCGTCTTTATCAACTTTCTTTTTAACGGTCGAATCGTCAAAGTCGAATTTATCTAATATAGTAGCCATTATGCGACCTTAAGCGAAAGTTTATACTCTTTGACGAAATCAGCAAGGAAGCCGTCAATTAATTTTTTAGCGTGTTGTTGCCAATTCTTCAAGATAAATGGGTCACCTTTGTAACCTGGATGTAACACAGATTTACCAAAGAAGTTTTCACCGTTAGATAGCACCTGTTTGTTTTTAGCTTTAATTATATGAGGGTTAGTCCCGTCATACACAAATTTAGCGTACGGAACAACATCGCTATCTACAAACACAAACCCTAATTTATCCTGTAACTCAGTTGCTACATTGTTCTCTAGCCACTTTGTACGACTGGTAAAATCATGATTCTTTTTAGATAAAGATGAAAGCTCATCGAGCATATTCTGAAAAGCATTATTATAAATACGCTTTAACGTCGATGTATCACCGATGTTTTTAGCAAACTTAATCATTTGCTTTACGTCTATTTTAATGCTATCGGCCATAATCAGGAAGACTCCGAGAAGGAGCCTTATTTTTTAAGTTCCGCAATTTCAGTTTCAAGCCGCTCTATAATCTTATATAGATTCAGGAATTGATTACTGATATTTCTTGGTGTTAAAATCCTAACAGGTCTATACCCAAGCTCGTTAACTCTTGGTCTTTTAACTGGTTCAGCTTTTTTAACTTCTGGTTTTTCTTCTTTTTTTACTGAATCAGCTTCTTTTTCTTTCGCCTGATTCTCTAGTAACAATTCTTCATTCTTGACTGACTTCTCTTCAGATTCTTTAACGACACTTTGCTTTTTTTCATCGTCTTTTACTTTCTGATCTTCAGCCTTATTTTGTTTTTCAGTTTGAGCCATAACAATTCCTTTTAAAAGGGGCCGAAGCCCCTATAATTAACTTACAAACACCATGTATGCATCAACTTTAAGAGCGGCCTCATTGTCTGTAGTGACAAGGTCGAGCTGTGTGTAAATCTCGCCGATGTTTTCACGAGGCGCGATAAACTTATACAGAACATCGCCAACCGCCGTGACAGTGCCTAAAGCAACTGTTGCAGTGTCGAGAGTGCTGTTTTTAGTTCCACCAGCTACAGCAGAGGTCAAAAGGTTGATTGTCAAAGCAGCAACTAATGTATGAACAGTAGTAGCAACGATTTTAATCTCAACTCCACCCATTGTGTTACCAAGTTTAAATTCACCTGACGAAACAGTGCTTGTACTTGTAAGTATTTGCTCTGCAAAAATTTGATCTGGGGCGCTTCTTAGGTCGCGTCCGATTTCTGTGGTTTCAATATCTAAAGACATCTTTATCCCTCCATAGGATAAGGGGCAACTAAGCCCCGATTAATTTATTAAGAAACTACCGCTTCTGTTTCTGAGAAGTTGTAAGAAGTTATGATGCGAATACCATTCCAGTTAAAGAATGTACGGTTGAAATCCTGATCTGTAGGGCTCATTTCAAGCGCTCCACCTTTATACACATTAAGCGCGTTAGCTACTTTAGGGTGCATGTACATGAATGTATTTGCAGGGTTTGCACGAGCATTAAGCAACATATCATCAATCTGAGACTCAGTAGGAAGGTTCTTAAACCCTGTATCTGTACCAGCATCTGCAACAAGGTCAATGTTACGGATAGAAGAAACATTTCTAGGGTTAGCAAGCTGGAAACCAAGATAGTTCTTAATTCGCGCTTCATAACCTGGAATCTCACCGCCAGAGCCATTTGAGATATTAGCAAGAGATCCGCCGTTCAAAAACTGAACATCAAATACTTTGCCGCTACCAAATCCAGCTTGATCAAAAAGACCAGTGGTTTCTTCTGGAATCCAACGAACACACAAGATAGAGAATTCTTTATCAGCAGTTGATCCGCCAGCAAGAATCTCGCGACTGTTTGCCTTAGCGTATGGTAGTGCTGTGTTATAAATGAATGAAATTTCAATGTTCTGCGCTGTGCTGCGAAGAATCGAAGGAAGTTTCTTTGCGATGTAAGCGGCAGCGCCACCCATTTTGAGGGCTTTATCCTCTCCCACCTTAATGATACCACCAAGAACACTCAAATCTTCAGATATAAGCTCTGTGGTTGTATTCATTTCTGGTAGAACAGCGTCAAGATCTACAATCTTTGCGCCATCAACATCGTTTAAAGTTTCGTATACGTGCTGTATACCGTTAGAAGCAGGTGCCATAGGCATCATTGCAAAAATTGGTGCTTCTTCTGATACCGCATCAATCTCTTTAGCTTGCTTAGGTGCAGCTTTTAGAGCGATTTCGCGGAAAGTGTCTGTAATAGCCATCTTTTATCCTTTTGTTATTTTTTTATTTGGTTTTCTAAGTCTTCTAATATTGAAGTATGACCAGTTGCAACAGCACTTCCGCCGCCTCCACCACCTCCGCCGCCGTCAGCAGGCGCCTTTTTAAATCCGAGATTATCCGGTAAATTGAGCCATGTTTCCACTTTAGCGCCCAAATCATTAGCCGAAATACTGGCAAAGTTTGGATTCTCAAGTAAAAACGATTTAACAATTGTACCCATTTTATTATCAATGGCATTCGCTTTAGATAGTGCAGGTCTCAGAAGGTCTGTAAAGTCTGCTTTAATTTTCGAGTTCTTCAGAGTTTCATTTTCAGTTTTGAAAGTGTCTCGGTCTGTTTTAAGTCCGTCTCTCTCTTCTGTAATGCGCTCTAATTCACTCAAACCCTTAATGCGTTCGTCATTAGCTGTCTTATCTGCAAGTTCTTTAGCTGTCTTCAATTCGCCTAATTTGGCTTCAAGTTGATCAGCAGGAATGTCTTTCAATCCAAAATGTTCTTTTAAAAGGTTAATTGTGCCAGTCTTCTTACCTAAATCGGTTTCTAATCCGGTTTTAACACCGAGCAACTTCTCTAGTTCAGTAGGCTCTTTGTTGCCTTCAGATCCGCCAGCATCGCCGCCGCCTTCTCCACCTGCATCTGCATCACGCATAATTCTATTAAAAATAGATCTCTTCATTAAATATCCTTTTTTTGATTTATACAGTCACAAACCGTATTTTTGTGCCACTGACACGACAGATTCAACACCACAAGCGTTTTATCCTTATTCATAATTTACATATATGGTTTAATGTGTTTTTATATGATTGCAAATATCTTTACATGTTCTTGTGTTTTATACTATATTCATGTATAGTCTTACACAACAAGTGGAATATATGGGTAATTTAAATGTAAACGAGAACACGCTAGAAACCCTTAGGAAGTTAGCTAAACAAGATAAGCGGCCATTGGCTAATCAGGTTGATGTATTAGTCAGTGAAGAGGATAAATTTAGAGAGTCAGATGAGTATAAGGCCTTCAGAAACAGAAGGAATGAGGTTAGGCTATGAGAAGCAAGCCAATACAAACATCTTTGGTTGTTGATTCAGAATTGCCTTACCTTGTTGTGCTTTGTGAAAATGGAGACATATATCACAAAACAGGCAGAGATAGTAAATTTAAAATGATATTTAATTCGACAACATTGAACGATCCTGAATCATGAACGGGCAAGATTGGAACGAATTACAAGCAAAAGAGTTTAACCCTAGTCGTTGCGTTGATAATGGTGAGTTTGACGACTTACACAAGAAGGCAAGCTCTTTCACGCCCAGACAAGAAAAGACATTATTGGAAACGCTTTTTAGCGAACCGACAACATTTTAAATAATGAGTTTGCACTGTGACTAGATATAGAACACAAAATAGGGGGCGGCTGTGCAGTCACGCCTCCACCAGATCGAAGCGTCATGATCTAAAAGAACGCGATATATCAGCAAACAGTCAGTGCATTTAATTCACAGGGAGTATAAAGCTAACAGTCGGGAAACCTCTTAGCCTCCCATATTGGAGAAGAAATATGAATCACATGGAAATTGCTAAGAAAATATTTGATGATACAGGAGATTGCTCCTGTACAACATGCTCTGAATGTCCTCTTGAATATGGTCATTACGACTGTGACAACTATGACGGTGATTCTGGCGATGAAATGGGGTTAAACGCCGCTACACATTATATTGAAACCAATGGCGAATTATGAAATCAGACTGGCTAAAACGGCTTAAGGCTATGCTCGACAAGCAAGGGATCAAAACAAGTGCAGAGTTGTTTTTTACAGACGAGCAAGCGCGTGACATGTTAGAGAACCCACAAGTGTTCATGACTCCATTGTCAAAAATGAGTGACGACCTTGTTGATGCGTTAAAGCACGGCCCAAAGTTTGAGATTATTAATGTTAAAAAGTGTGAATATTTCAGCATAGATCTAGACATAACCCCAATGTTAGACCGTATCGAATCGCAACAACTAAGTAAACACATTAAATGGATGAGGGAATTGACATAATGGAATTACAAGCTGATTTCGCATTAAAGACAGATAACATGATAACACTTTATAAAGAAAAACCCTTTATATGGCCTGAAGAATGCGATACTATATCTGAGTTTGAGATGAGATGGCGATTCTTGAAAGATGTGAAAATTTTTATAAGAGATGGAATGGCTACAATAAAGGCCAGTGAATTCAAGGGGCTTACGAACTATGAGGAATATGACGCATATTCAAATATGTTCAATATTGAATGGAACAATGAAATAAAATTAAAGGAATCAAATGCCTAAAACACACTACGCAGTACTACTAACAGCAACAAGCAAAACAATGGTAATCGAGGGCAAAGAGGTCGAGGTAGATTTAACATGGGCCGATGGTCAAATGGGATGTATACCTGTGTTCACGAATAAGAAGAAGGCTATGGAGTTTGCGGGTGATAAGTACCCTGTTGTGTCTATGGAGGTTATGTCGTGAACGAACTAAACGAAAACGCCCTAGACACAGCAATAAAATCACTGAGCTACAACAGTCAGAACAGGGTCAGACAGGTCAAGAATCTAGGTGCTGAGATGAAACTGATTGAGCAAAAGAAATGTACTCTATCTGCACGGACACGGGCTGTACTGGTTGAGCTGGCCGATAGAATGGCTATGAATGTTGAAAATAAGGTGTTGTTATGAGTGAGTGTCAATGTGATTTATTTAAAAACATAAGTGGATTACATAATTTCCTATGTAAGCATTGCGTTGAAAAACTTATTGCCGATCAAATACCAAAGACTGAACCTAAAAAAGTACATGATTGTGTTGTGAATAAAGTATTTGAGAAAGTTGACAAAGATGCAATATCAAGAGGTGAGGTAATTCTACAAGTAGACAGGCGGGTCTATGAGTCCATAATCCGCCACACCCTTAATATGGCTTTGGAGATATGTAAATGAAAAAGAATTTATACAGGTGGGTAAATCCACCTTGGATTGATCCCTGTAAATACATTGAGCAAACAAACAAAGGCTTCAGAATATTTATTGAAATACGTTTGACTTATTTCGGTTATTTATTTTTGAAATGTATTGGTTTTGAAATGGAGAAATGTGATACCTCTCTTTATATAAAGTTTAGAATAATATTGAGTAGGTTTCGTAAATGACTGATTACAAAGATTTACTGAAGCGATACATTCGCCATATAATAGACTGTGAGAGTATCGATTATCTTGACCATGATTCCGATCAAGTTTTTACAGATGAAGAAACAAATGAAATGAATGAAATGTCTGAGGGGTGGTATGAATAACTACATAGAATATGATGGTCAGGTTTTTCCGATCGAGCACAACGTTGGCGATATTGTTTACATAAAAACAGATGTCAGTCAATCGCCATGCATGATTACTGGCTACCAATTTAGAGGCATATCTATTATATATCTTGTCTCTCAAGTAGCTAATGAGAATTGCTTTCGTGCATTTGAGATAAGCTCCGAGCCAGACCAATTGCTTAAATCGATTTCAAATGATGGGGATAATTAAATGATATGCACAAATTGTGGATCGGCAAAGTTTTTCAATGGTGGCGGTACTGTAGGCACTAAGCAGGGAAAGGTAGGCCATACAGAAATCAAGACCTGTGATAATTGCGGTAAATCTATTGAGTTTATTGACGCTGAGATAGAGGCTGATAAGCCTAAAGAAATCGAATATAATAGCATGAACTCAAGACCGTTACCACTACTTGAAAAGAACTGTGTAACCATAGGTCAATTAAAGCAATTCTTAAGCAACCTGCCTGATGATGGCGAGGTATGGGTTGGTAATGATAATGACGAATCAAATTCATGTAGAGCGCTTTATGTGCTGAATGAGAATGATATTATACTGGAGATAGGCGAATGAATAAGCGCATAAGAAAGAAGAGAGCGAAACAGAATTGGGTAAAATACTATGAGCGATTCGAAAAACCATTATTGAATGTTAATTTCGATCTAGGCGCACCACTTGAGACTTTTGGTACAATTGAAGTAAAATGGAATCATCCAGAAAGGTCAGATATGTTTGAAAGCGTAAAGAATCATAATTCTATAAATAGATCGCCTGTTTTTACTTGCGCTATTGAGAATCATTACTTGAACGGCAAGACCCTTGAAGAGAGAAACGAATTGCTTAACGGCAGATGGGGAGACTGGAATGACATGTAAGTATTGTAAAGCGATAAAAAGCATGGTAACACCTATAGACATGTCAAAAGTTAAGGCCGAAAAGATTAATCATGTAGATTTTGGTAGATTCAATTGCTCTGGTGAATACATATACAGCAAACCATCTAAACCTCATTAACATAATCCGTATAGAACTTAGCCTTCCTCAAGTCCACAGGCTTAGGCAAAACACCTTTCCAAACTTTATCTACGTAGATCTTACCACGTTTCTCAGTTGCGGCCTGTATATGACTAGATAAATTAGACTCATACTCTTTATCAGATAATCGCTCAGGCCGCCCTAAAGTACGCTTAAACTTGACAGAACACGAACAATGCGTATGGAACGTAGGATTTAGAGCTTGATTGATTTGTTGCCACCCTATATCCTCAACCATTAGGCAATACGGGCATGGATTTGAACCACTTGTAATGCTTGCTATATACTGCGTATCTGGATTCTGCAACGCCTTAATTATCTTAGCCTCAGCAACATTGTTCAGTGATTCAGTCTGAGCCACAGCCATTGCGTGCTGTTCAGCCTTAGCCTTCATAGCTCGCTCAATAGCTCTATCAATCCGACTCAACCGCCTATCACGAGCTCCACCTGTCAGGGCCTTATCGGTCTCGATAGCCTTTAATAAATCGCGATATGCTCCACGTAATGAAGGATTAACAGCTTGACCGTCTTTAAATTGTCTAAGTGTCTTTTTCAAATACGCTTCAATATCGTCGATTTTTTTAGATGTATCTGCATAGCCATAGTTAGCTATTTGTGCTCTAGCTTCTGATACCCGCTTGAATATTCTCTTGTTGATTACTGTTTGTGGTATCTCTTCAGCCTTGGCAATCTTTTTGATTCGACCAAACTTCTCTTGAACTACCTGTAACTCTTTGGCTGTTTGGCGTATTGTACGGCCCGTTCTCAGTGCGTTGTTTATGATTACGCGTTGTTCCTCTAAAGCCTGTGTTGCGCGGCCTCTGATGGCTTGATTGACCGTCTTCTCTTTACCCTTTGCGAGTATCTTTGCAATTTTAGGCTCGAACTCATCAAATGTCATTGCCCCCAGGTTATCCAGCGACAACGATTCAGAGAATGAGGATAAGGCAATTGTTCGTAATACCTCATCATAGAACTTTGTACTGAAGCTCACATTTAAAGCGGCCTCGGCAAATATCTTATCTAAATCTTTGAGTGCGGCAGTAAATGTGATGTCAGAATCAATCAACTCCCTGAGCGCAACTTTCACCTCATCATACAATTCAACACTTAAGGCCCCAATACCTACTTGGAGCTTCTCAAGGTTGCTTATTGCGTCTTTACGGGTAGGATATGGCATTAATCGTCAGTCTCATCCTTGATATTATCGATTACATTGCCGTTTGCATCGACATTTGACAGTGTATTAGTATTAATCTCTGACTCTGCCTCTGAAATAGCTTCAAGCAATTCCGTGTCGTTAGGGTCAAGCTTCTGATAAAGGGACTTGAGCAGCATGTAATTAATGTTATTTGGCAACCCAATAGCGTTATTGAGTCGTATCTTAGTTTCAACCTCTTCAAGTAACAAATCACCACTCATGAAGGCGAATTTCTTATTATACAGCACCTTATATACGTAATTTGTGCCAGTTAAGAACGCCTTAAGCGCGATATTCATGAACATCATTTCCCAAATCTCAGACATAGAAGCGGTTCGTTTATTCTGCTCGACCATTTGTTCGTCGGCCATTTTGCGAGTGTCAGAACTAGCCCCATCATCTACAGCAGAAGAAGCGTTCATATTGCTTAAAATTTGAGATCTAATACGGTCTATTGCCTCAAATAAAGCCTCTACAGCGTCACTCGGAGGCGTAACCCATTGTGGCGCATTGAGCCCGACACCGTATGAAACACCAACATTTACACCGCTTGATTTGGTCTGGCCTGACTTTTGAGGCTTAGTACCGACGTTCTCCACCCAAATAGGGAAGGTGTTATTCTTCAATATCTCATTATGGAATGACTGCATATTGAGTATTAGAGCTTCAGCAGAGTGAATCTTTCTATCCTTCGAGTTAGCAAACAGCCATTTCTTTTCAGGTATATTTGTTCTACATTCTACGATAGGCCAGTTTTTTAAGTCGTCTCTGATTGACTCCTCGTCGCCATCGTCATTATCGCCTGATTTAGTAATATTTGGCGGCCCCATCATTGTAGTGTCGTATATCTCTATTCTGCCACGATTACGGCGGTATACACGGTACTTTTGAGACGCATTAATGTTATTAACGGGCGTTTGAAATGCATTAATATCATCCTCTTCAATGGGGAATTTAATGTATACGAGGCTTCCCGTCTCAGTCTTACCATATGCAGATAGATCGAGCGGGCTATAAATCGCACCAAATGGAAGGTCATTGCGACCTATGTTCTCCGCATTCTCTGGTAGCTTCTCTGCCTTCTCATTATCACCAATAAGCAGCGTTGTACCCATCACCCGTGACAGCTTTGAATTCCACTCAAAAAATGAGTTGATATCTGTTCCACCTTTGTCTATGTCTTGAGCAATTATATCGATCTCTTTTGAGTAGTTGTCGCTATCCTTACTCAGTGTAGGTCTGGCTATTTTACCCTCTGCAAACACCTTCTCAACCTGGTTGTTGACATCAGTGTCATAGGTGTTATCTGCGGCAACATTACACTTTCTTAAGGCGTAATTAGCTGTTTTTTCTTTGGTGAACTTATTTACGGCAGTATTATCTTTCATTTTGCCAGATGTAAAGTATGTATCGAAAGCCCTCTGCCAATCAATAACGGCCTCGCTTCCAGTGTCTAAAGTTGTGTATATTGTTGCCATTGTTTATCCTTATACCATGAAATTATTATGTTCAAATTCTTCTATTCCTGCGTACGGCATACAATCCCATACTTCTACCATTGCAAATGCATCCATGAAATCAGGCGAGAACTTAAGGGTTTCTTTTTGCTTATCTTTACCCTCTATTCTGAGTTTTCCATCATGATTCACTTTATCGCGCTTCATTACTCTCATTTCTGAAAATAGAATTTTTTTGAACGTTAATGATTCTTTTTTGCGACTTTTTATATCAAATTCACGTTCTGCAACTTCTGGTAGTATGTAATATAGGCCAAAATTAACAGCATCGGCAGACTTAAAATACACCTGATCCTTGAGTGAGTTATAGTTTTCTTCATTATAGGCTTTCGCATTGTTTACGAATGAGTACGACCCTTTGATGAATCCACCAACGAACTGGCCGACTCCATCCGAATCATACGCTATATTTTCAGGTAATACACCATAAGAAGCCGCTAATTTGTTTATCAATGTGATAATCTCTGCCCCGTCTGACTTCTCCATTATTTCAATATCGACTAAAACCTTACCAGATGGCTCGCATGTGCTAGGTATCAATTGACCGTCTGGATTATACAATCCAGTATCGGAGCCTTTAACAAACCCTCGCTTCCATACTTTAACAACGAAACAGTCTGCACCCTTGAATGCTATATCAGCAGTAATAAACGCATCGCCAACAGGCACAATGTGATGATTATTGAACATTTGCTCAAATTTATCATACTTATAGATTTCTTTACCATCTAAGCGTATCTTCCAGTTGCCATCTAAAAGCATTCTTTGTTCATCTTCAGGGAGTGATAACAGGTTCCCAAGGTATTCAGGATTTACACTTAAAAGTTCTTTATTCTCATATACTGAACCATGTATGAATGTAACTGATTTAATTAGATCTTTAGCAGTAACCACGCCGCCAGCTTTATTTACAGCTCCATCAATGTGCTCTTTTGCTAAATCATATACTTCTCTCGCGGTATCACCCCATATGAAATTACCCTTGACTCGAGTAAAGTACCTTATAACGCCTGAGCGCTCTTTTATTGGGTACCCGTCCTCACCTATCCACCAATCAATAAATTCAGCAACGAAACTATCGGGGTCGGGGTTGCAACCTGCGTCTATATAAGGCTTTACACCGCAAGTAGATCTATTACGAGACACTAAATAGAAAAAGAACTTTTCTGGAAAGTGTGTTAATTCATCAAAACCAATTGATGGTATTTGCGAGCCTTGATAGTCTAGTAAATTCTTCTCATGCTGTAGGTGGGCGAACTTTACCCTTGCACCAGAGGGCCATGTGTGTGATAATGTTGTCCTATTTGGCTTAGATCCTAATCCAGGGTATAGCTCATTACTTGAATCCCATAATCCTCCAGCATTAGTTATTTGCGGGGTTGTACGTCTGAATATGGTTGAATAGAATCCAGGAACGTGCATATGTCTGGTTCGACGCATAAGCATTGAAAAAGTTTTGTTACTTCCTGCGCTGCCTCCAGTAATCGTTATATCGGCCCTACTTGAGAGCATCTTAACTTGAGCGCCTTTTTGAGGTTTAAATACTCTCTGTACCATCAGACTTGTCCTCTTCTGGTAAATAGATTAGCGATTGCTGTTGTCCTCCACCGCTTGAATCTTCCTCAAGTTCGCCAGCTATACTAAATATCTTCTCTAAGTCTCTAGCGTTGCCCGACTTAATGGCCTCTCTTAAGCAAGAGGCGAACGCTAGAACACCCTTGTTATACCCTTCAACATTCTCTATCTGTAGAGCCTCAGCAAGATCTATTTCTTTATCGGATAACTTACTATTCAGCAGCTCAGAACAAAGCTCTCTTAATGCTTTTTTATGCCTCTTGGATTCACCAGAAGCAATACCACCTTTCGATGCTATTGCCGAACGCTCTTCCGGTGTTCTGTCTGCTAAATTTACGAGATTATCACTACTCAATTGCTTGTTTTACCGTTGTTTACCCATTGTATGGCTAGATTATACTACTAAGATACATTATTTTACAATAATCAGCAAATTTAGGCTATTACTCAACGCATTTAACAAAATCCTCACCACCAGAGTACAACTCAGTATAGCCCCAATTCTCCATTTCCATATCGTACCATGAGTTATACAGGGCTATTTTATATTCCTCTGAAAATGGCTCATCCACGATAACAGCCTTTAAATCGTCATTACTGACAAAAGTACTATCGCCCCTTACGCTATCTACGGCAACAATATAGATCTCTGTGCCTTGCTTATCGTATTTCTGCACATCTCTTAGGGTGTATATCTCTTTGATGGCGCCACTATTCCATTTCTCTACTGAGCACCATGAATTAGTCCCAGCGTTTGATCTTGTTGAGTAGTGTTTGTTAGTGATGTTATCTGCACAATTAAGCAGTAGTAGTGTTGTTAATATTATTATGTATTTCATGATTTAACCCTCTTCATATGTGTATGTTTGTTCAAAAATATCAGGCTTACACGGGTAATATTCGCCAGCAACTCCCTTTATTATCATGTCGCCTATTGATGCTATGTGCTCACCTTCCAATGTTTTAATGGTTAAATCAACGATCCCATTTGAATGGGATATGCTGAAATTTTTATCAAATGTTTGCATTGGTTCGTTTTTTGTGTCCGTTAAAAAATCAAACATTTCTCTATGATTTTGACCGGTCCATTTTACAGCTTCAATTATTACAGGTTTTTTTCTGTATTTCATTATTTATTCCTTATTTATTGGTTTATTTTTCCAGTGTTGTTTTGATTTTGGTGAGCGTTAATATTATTGAATCGCTTGGAACCTCACACCCATACTCTTCATGTATGGCTTTAATAGAGTTATCTACTTCCTCAATTGCTTCTTTTATTCTTGAGTCTGGATTTCTCACTAAATGTATGGGAAATTCTTTTAGTAAATTTTTACATCCACATCTAGTAGAATTGGTCACTAGTGCTTTTTCGCATTCGTCACACCATGTTAATCTATATTCAACATCCACTCCCTCGCTCGCATTGGGTCGGGTGTTCCATTTCTTTAGTATGTACTCATAGTCTCCAATAATCTGTATTCCGCATTCACAATAAATTTTACCGAGCTCATACCCTTCTAATTCTGGCTCATCCATAAACACTTTTAAGGATTTACACAAAGGACACGGCTTCAACTCTGTCTTGTTCTCGTTAGTCATTATTTACCACCTTTATATATTTATCTGAAAACTCTTTTTCGTATGATGTTCTTGAAAAGCAATTTGGACACTTGAATTGGTCAAGGTCTTTAATCATTCTAGGCATCTTATTGCAACACATACAATACGGCCTATAACTTGGATCTTTCATTACATTATCTCTTGCAAAACTCATCTACCCCTCTCCCGTGTCGCTTGGTGGTGTTGGTAGATTTCTTAAACAGTAGTGAGTAAAGTTTGTTTTTCTGTATTGCCCGCCATAGTCTCCATCTGTTATAAAAAAGCAAGGGCCATGAAAGGTCTCGCCAGTAGTGTCATTTTCACATATGCCGTCAGCAGAGTACTCAAGCTCAAAAACTTCTTTTCCATCCCAGACTGGTAGTGTAAGAGCATCATACTCATAAGATGGAAATCCTTTTTCCTCCACGCTCACCCAAGTATCTCCCTTGCTCTCAGTGGAAGAGAGTATGCTTGCAGTGAGATCAGTTAGCAAATCATCAGCATCGCCAAAATCAAAACAATTCCTTTGTATGCATTCGTCCGTAAAATCTTCAATGAGACTGATGTTTTTGATTCTATCGGCCTCTATCAGCTTCTCTTTCTGTGATTTATTCATTTGGTTGCTCCGATTGGAATAATTCCTCTTGCTTGGTAACACATTTAATCCTGTTATTTATTATATGGCAATACTCTTCTGAGATTTCACTACCTATCCATTGTCTATTGTTCAAGATAGCCATCTTTGCGGTTGTGCCACTACCCATGAAAGGATCGTAAAGCAAATCATTCTCGTTACTCCATGATAATATATGGTCTCTTACAAGGCTTTCTGGGAACACGGCAGGGTGGCTGGTTTTATCGTCAGAGGTATTATTGCCTGCGGGTATAATCCATACATTCTCGCGTCTCCCGATTTTCTGAGTAACTGTAACATCTTTATACCGCTTTTCACCATTTTTTTTTCTTCCATTTACCCCGCTATTTCTCTTACCTCCTGTTACATTCACTTTATCATGTATAAGATTTATAGATTTCGGCCGGCCTTTTGAGAAAACAAACATATACTCAAAGTTTTGCCAATAACACAGATTAGAGCCGCGAGCACCCCCTCCTGTTTTTTTGTAAATCATTGTATCGTGTAAATTAAACCCACATTCCATAGCATATAAAGCCTGTTTAAAGCTAGTACCTGTTTCACTACCTTTTATAGTGGCATCACCTACAATCCAAACAACAACGCCCCCATCTTTAGTTACTCGGTAAAGTTCCCTTAATACAGATTTCCAATCAAAAGTAAATCCATTATATGTTCTAAGATTATCATATGGTGGCGATGTTACGGTTAAATCAATATTATTGTCTCGCATTCTAAACATTGTATCTAAGCAGTTTTCGTTATATAGCATCCTCACCCCCAAAATACATATTCATACCTAGCCTTCTACCACATAAAGAAACGGATTTTACCGTCATTTCCTTTTGCATATGGCTTTGAGCGTATTCCTTTGCCGCTTCTTTACTCTTAGCGACTACATACATTGGCTTCTTACTTTTCTTACCTTGAAACCACGCACTGTAGGTTATTGATATTCTGTATAGATACTCCATTATGCCTCACCTTCATTAAACCTATGCTTACACCGAACCGATTTACCCTCAACCTCGTGACCTGCGAAGTACTTGCAGGATTTACAAGCTAGTGAATTTACCATGCTCCCAGTATTAGCGCATCTTGTTTCACAAATAGAGATCCCCATAAGTATAGCTGTTTCATACTCAATCACCTCATACTCAACCTCACTCTCTTTGGTGGCTTCCGTAGGCCAGATTAGTTTTTGACCGCAACAACACTTTAGATAATTAAGGTCGTTAGTATACACTATTGAAGGACAACTAGGGCATATGCCCTTCAAAATACCTTGCATAGTCTCTGATTTATGTACAGAAAGAACCTCTCTACCTTCACACTCAAACAGGCTTTTTATTTCTGGGTGATTAACAATAGTACCTGTTACAGCATCACAGTCGTATGAATCTAACATGGTATCATCTCTCAGTATTGTGCTTAGTATCTCTCGCATTCTCAACTCAGTTAGTTTAGGCATTATTGGCCTCCTTTTCTTTGATTCCTTTGTAGTGTTCTGGATAATCTTTGAACCACTCTTTACAGTCACCGGAAGCGATGCCATCATACTCGTAGAAATCTACAGGGGTTTTCAGTAGAATATCTTTACACCAATCACAATAATAGCAAGTGACAACGGTGCCATCGTCAAAAGTAGTCAATCTTTCAACCGTTGAAGCATAGGGTATTGTGTCACAACACCCCCAGCACATATGAACTTTACGTGTTTTAACCTTCTTTGAAATAGTATCACTCATCTCTCACCCTCCCCCATTAACTTCTCTAAATCAATAGATGCCAGATCGAATTTGCGTACGAAAAACTCAAAATTCTCGTTAAAATTATCGTTTAGTTCTTGGCATCTGATTTGCGCTTTTTCTTCAGTAGGATAAGGATTATCTATACTGAGCCCGTGTTTGTTCTTTGCTATAACTAGATACATGAAACCCCCACAGCCGAAATAAAATGCTCTTCTTCATTCCCATCAACTTCACCCATAAAATGATTATACGCCATTTCACCAAATATGTGCTTCTCTCGCTTGTTTGTTGTTATTCTAATGTTCATAATACTACCACCCCTCTATACTTATTTTTGCGCCAGTATTCGAATAGTTTACGGCCTTCACCATTTCCAATATTGAATAAACATACTGAGCAGGCACTAGCTTTGCTACAAGCTTCAGCCACAAAACTACAATCAGCCTTATGGTTAGTACATCCAGAACCTCTATTCTGCGTTAACTCCTTGTGAAGAAGATCAACCTTGGCCGCCCCATACATATTCGCAGGAACCCTCTTTTCCCTCAACTTCTTTTCCATTGCTTTATTCATGAACTACCAGTTCCTTTAAAAACAAGCTCAACCGCTGAACTGGTAGAGAAAGCGTGTCGCTAGGACTAAAGAGCTTGTTTATATTGTTGTTATAAAATTTCATTTGAATTACCAGTTCGTTTTTAAATCTACTATACATTTGAAATTATTGCAAGTTATTTTTTGCAATCCCAATCAAAACCAGTACAATAACCCCAGCCACGAATGCAGCCCCCAGCATTGCAACAGTTTTCACGGCTTGCTTGATTATTTCTGTTGTTTCGTGGTCGTTATTCATGTTTGTTCCTTTAATTAATTAAAAATACTGTTAATGAAGCCCCAATAGAAAGACCTAGTGAAAAGCCTATCGCTACTAACTTTAATTTATACCGCTTAACTCTGTTCATTCGATTGCTCTTTTAATCGCCTTCTAACCATTTTGAGAGCGTCAACTCCACTACCACGAGTTATAAGTTCATTGTATGCGTCAACTATTCCTGCCGCGACCATGTTCTCATAATCTGTTAACTTTGAGTGCCGTAATTTCCAGCCCAATTCTTTATCAATATTGAATTTAGGATTAGGCCAGCTAGAGCCATCACTTATTTCCATTCTCTCTTTATTCACCCTTTAACCCCCTTCCCTTTACTCACCAACCCACACCGCCCAGCATAATCAGTCAACTTCATAAGCTCATCCTCAGTGAATAGATAAGGCTTAGCGTTCTTCTTGATTCTAAAGCGGCCTGAGTCGTCTTTTTTAATCGGTATATTGTTGCCAAAGTTAGACCTGTAAAGTATCTTACTGGTACGGCAGAATGAGTAATTGTGATAGTCTCGCAGTAATATGCGGTTTCTTGTGTCTGGATTAGTTTTTTTCATTGGTTGCCTCGTTTCTAATTAATACAAATTCGCCTGTTTTACTGTGATACTCTCCACAGCCAAAATCTATTAACATCTCGTGTTTAACAGATTCAGACTTAGGGTTTGTAAATTTACCAGGTATATTTGCCCCTAAAAGTATCGTGAAACCAAACCCTAATAAAAAACTTATAACACACAAAGTTATAACTGCTCGTAATTCTACTCTCATATCCTACACCTCCCCTTCTGGAATAACGTTGACTGGAGCCCAATTAACCTCTTCTAGTGACTCCAATGTCCAATATGAGTTACCCGTATCGGATTTAAGTTTACAGGTTCTAAAAATATTTCCACCCCAATAGAGTAAATCCCATGGCTTGCTCTTCATTCTGGTGCGATACCACCCCTCTTCACGAACACACTCACAAGCCTCTTTATGACACTCAGCGCAGACTGTCTTGGTTTTTGGTAGGGTGCGCTCGAGCTGGTAGTGTGACATTGTTGAATATTGCCAAGCCATATGCTCTGTAGCCTCGCTCATTCTATATGTAAATCCATGCTCACCAACATCTACCACGCTGCCCTCGCCATCGGCAAACAAAATCCCTTCCTCAGGAACCTCCATTCCCTTGTGCGGATATAGCGGGGGCAGGTCGGAGAAGTCTACTTCATAAACAAAGCCGTCTTTACCTGTACATGATTCTAAAACATGATCGCAATTATGCTCCCAATCATCAAGAAATTTTCCGTTTTTATAGCTCTTAATCTTGGTTCCAGTTGGAAGATTATGTTTACCATCTACCAATATCTCTATAGTCTTACCATTTTCATTTTTCATTCTATTGATCCTTTTTGGTTGTTAATGGAGTTAAATCTCCTGCCATATAATTAATTCTAGTCTTAAACAGGAAATCTAACTCCGAATCTGTAAACCCACACATGGGGGTGTCGCCCTCAAGTACAATGTTACCGCCTCTACTGTGAGCATAACAATACCCATTTGAAAGCTGACAACACCCGTCATAACACTTTCTACTCATCCTATCAATCCTTTTCGCTGGTGGCTTGGTTTAGTGTGTTCCGTATCCCTGCCAATTCTTCTCTTGATTCAGATAGCATTACTTCAAGTGTGTGTCTTTTATCGCTCCACAAAGGTCTTGAAGTTGTTGCCGCCTCTAAAGCTTCTACCCTATCTATAAGAATTTCCACATCAACAGTTTTGGCCTCACTTGATTGGCGAGCATTCCAGAAGTTTAAAACATACTCTTTTGATCCTTCTGGAGACATAACGCCGCAATCAACACAATGACAATTATATATTCCGTGATCTTCTCCTAATTCTGCCGCACCTCCACAACTTGGAAATGGACACTCTTTCAATTTCTCTTCACTCATCCTCTTCCTTCCTTCTGTTTAGCCGTTGGGCTGGGTTAAATTAGCCTCGTCTTCAGTGCCCTCAAGAATATTACTGATTTTAATGCCATTATGAACATTTACCCTTAGTCCGACCACCTTATCTGACTTTGGATCTGGCATTGCAACTCCAAGAGCACCAGCTATTCCTTCAAGATCTTCAATACTCATACTGTTGATAATATCTTTGGCATTCTCAAGCATCAAAAAAGCTAAATGGTCTTCTTCTGTTAGAAGATTATCACCACATTCGGGGCACGGCCTACCTATCCAATCTTTGTAATCTTTTGAATCTACTGCTTTATTGGTATAATCACAGCTCTCATTATCACAATTGAGCCCTGACCCTACTGACTGTATGTGTTCGTTATTCTCACTCATCCTCATTCCTTCCCCTGCCCTATCTGGCTGGTGGTGTGTTGTTGAACATTCCTGCTTCTTCCATTTGTTTCACTTTTGCGGCATCTGCAAGCCTTCTTTTCTCCACGTCGTCACCATCGGGTGCGTGCGCTAATGAAACTCCCTCGGTGGGCTTTAAATCCTCACTCATGAAGTGTCTGTCATTAATGTACGTCATTGGGTGCTTTCTATATTGAGCCTCTGGAGTAGATTTTACATAAAGAGGTGTATGTACCTTGATTATCTCTATATCTGCTTCTGACAATTTATTGAACTTTGCCAACACCTTCTTTTTATCCCCTACCTTCTTATTATAAATATCCCACCATCCCACAAATACTCTTTCTCTTTCTCTTTCTCTTTCTCTTTCGTCTTCGGGAATTTCCGAGCCAGTAGCGAGAGTCTCGAGAGGATCTCCCGACTCTTTTAACTCTGGCGTTTTTCCTTCAAAAACAGGGTTTCTTCTCTTGGATGGTTTATCAACCTTCTGGTGCTTCTCCCAATTGGTGATTTTATACCATAACTTGTAATCAGCCTCGAAAGCAATTAAAAAAACTAATTCTGTGAGCTCAACAATCCACTTTTTAAGCATTGAATTTGTGACACTCTCATCATTCTCAAAGCAGTTCCCTAGTAAGAATCTTTCACTACCAGAAATTACACCGTAATCATCTGAGTGCATCCATAGTAGGATAAACAATAATCTTGCGTCTCTCGAGAGTTTGCCTAGTTTTCCATCCGAGCAGAACTCAGGCTTTATCATTCTATTTCTTGGCACATTTACTCCATTGTTTGCGCTTCTTATTGCTGTTGTATGGTTTGGTGTTTTTTTTAACCTCGAGAGCCTTGTAGCCTAAGCCTTTGTTTTTTGATTTAAGCTCTGGGTGTTTTTTATGCTCTATCATGTGGCAATCTTCGCACAGCACCTCGAGAACATTCATGTGTTCGTGATCAATACCAATGTATTTATAATTTTTATGGTGAACATGTAAGTTGTCAGCACACCCACACTCACATTTTTTAAAGCATCCTCTCAAAAATAACGATATACATTTCCAATATCTAGTACTTAGAAATTCTTTATATGTCAGCTTTAATAATGACTTTCTTACATGTTCAAAATTGAGCGTTTCAGAAGTCATGTTGTAGTAATCAGCTACAGTCACTCTACCTAATGTAGGTGAACAATAATATTTTATAAACTGAGGACAATTCATATAAAATCCTTAAAATACAGAAAAAGCCAATTGTAGAGGTCTCGCAAAAGATACAATTGGGCTTACATTTCTGTAAAAAACTTTAAATATAGATGAGGTTGCGAGACCTTATATTTGTACACCTATACTAACTTAATGAAAAGTTGTTGTCAAGGGTTATTTTACATTTTCCGCTTAAATATTAAACCTTCCTCTTCATGATCCCATTCATTCCACCTTATAAGCCCATCATATAGATACTGCACGCCGATATATTTATCAGCATCAACAGCAACAATTCCAATAGGCGCTGTACTATTAATTTCAGAAGGGTCATTGCAAATAAATAAATCTCCAAAATTTGCATCAGAGGCTTTCCCAGGTGTAACAATGAAATCACATATTTTTGACTTCTTATTTACTCTATTAACATCGTTCCCTTCTAGTGAACAATGTATTCCATCGCTATCAACGTTGTAGCTCAACCCTTTTTCAGAGTCTTGTATTGTTATATAGTCATTGCCAATGGTTATGTACTTTAATATGCTTTCTATTCGCTTCTCAAGCCTAGATTCGCCCTTTGCGAGCGTTGGCCTGTTGCTTGTATAAAGTTGATTCTCAAGGCTCTCTATCCTCTCTTCAAGCGTCTTATATTCATTAACACCCATACTCTTTTTCTCCAATATAACTTCTAGTATTTTATTCCATTTAGTGCCCATTTTTACTCCTTTGCCCGTTGTGGGCTGTTAATATCCAAAATAGATATATCCTAAGTTTTTCCATTCATCATTAATCATACCAAATAAATCTAACCCCATTGAAACATCGTGGCTATCTTCAAGAATGAAACCCTCTATAAAGTCGCACCATATTAACATCACTTCCTCCATTGTGGCTTACGAGCCTTGTTGATTGTATATGTATCGTTGGTTGTGTTCATTTGGTTACTCCTTTTGGCAGCAAACCCCTTGAGATATACATTGGTTTAAGTTCATTAAATATTGAAGACATTCTAACATAATATTCACCCATTGACTTATGTGGGTCATAAGGAAAAAATGGTTCAAACACAATTGTAGGATAATCTTTACCGCAATCTTTGCAAAGCGCATCTTGACCGAATCTACATTTGTATAACGCGTGAGCTGTTTTACCGCATTCTTGACACTTAATCATTCCCATTCCTCATCATCGTGCATTGTCGTACCCATCAAATCGCAAACATCTAATTCGCTTTCGTCACGTTCAACATTGTCTGGGTTGTCCTGCATTGAGTCAATCATTTCCGCTTCCTCTGTCTCTCGTTTGGCTGTGTTGTATTGTCTGTTTGGACGGCCTTTACTCATCTTTAACCGCCTTCATTATTCAGAAATATTTGACGTCTGCCACAGTTTTTACATTTGTATTTTCCGGTATACTCAAATTGTGCGTCTTCAATTGGATAAAATAAATGTAGCCCGATTCCACAAAGTGCTGTTTTAATTATTCGTTTTAGTTTTATCATTACTTCACCTCAAGCATTTTTGTTAGCCATTTATTGAGGGCTTGGGCTTCTTTAATGGATAAGCTACCACTGCACACATTTACTTTGCCGTCTTCATAGCTAGCAATAAGACCACCACCAGCAGAGAGTAAAAGCTCATCTTTCTTAATTTGGTTTCTTTTATGGATATACAATATATCTCTCTCTTGCTTCTCTGCGTATGTCATAGGCTCATGCACCTCTTTAAACTCTGTGGCGTTTTCAAGTTCTAGCTTTGTTGTTAGCTTTGGTTCTGGGTTGTGTTTATCCATAAAGCCTTTGAAGTCTGTGTAAGTTAACCCGCACCCAAAGCCATTGCCAAAGCAGTCTCTGCAATCTATGGCGTTACATGAAACATTAGCGTCGTCATATTCACCACCCTGATTTTTTATAACAATCTCAGCGCTCTCAATCTGTTTTTCTATAGTACTCATTATACCGTCACCTCATCTGAAACACTATACAACCCCTTATCATCCTTCACAACATACTTCTTCTTAATAAGCGGCTTAATCCCATTACTAACCCTGTCCGATCCTCTACCCAGTCTATTAGCTATATCCTTAAGTCTTGAGCCGCCTACATTCTTGCGTCTATTCCAAAGGTATGAAAACACCTCTCCTTGAATGTCGCTCTTTCTTATTGCTTTTTGTACTTCTGCTCTTGTCATATTTACTCCGTTATTGGTTATAGTGAAAATATACATTATTTAATTTAAAAGTGTGCGAATAAAGTTTATTAATAAAAACACTTGACAACCGCCCCGCACTATTATATTATTAGGGAACACTAATTAATTAAGGATCGACAAGATGAAACTCACAGACTTCAACAACCCACCCCAAAGAGATCAGCGAGTTATAGCGTCTCTTTGCTTTGGGGCGGTTTCACGGTATATTAAAAGGAGAGGTTTGTAATGGGTGACCATGCAGAAGATGAAATATTCAAAGAGATACACGGGCATTATCCGTGGCAAGACCCTTTAGATTCTGACTCGCATGAAAATGATGAAGAAGACGAAATTGAAACACACTATTAAAACACTTAAAAAGGATCGATAGTATGACAGAACAAAAAACACACTGGAGAAGCTCAAAGAATCAAGACTACCTAGGGGCGTTCAGCCTTGCCCCTGAGTATAAGGATGTAGTGCTTACAATTGATTACGCAGTTAAAGACGTTAAGATAAAGAGCGCTCAAGGTACTAATCATTGTGTAGTGGCTCATTTTGTAGAGCAAGCAGAATGGTTAAAACCAATGGTTATGAATGTAGGCAACAGTAAGATAATTGAGAAGTTTGCTAAGTCTGAGTTTATCGAGGATTGGCGCGGTATTAAAATACAGGTCTTCGTAGGTAGACATAAAGGTGAACGATGTTTAAGGTTGCGAGATTTTGCTCCAAGAGCAGAGCTGCCCGACCTTCTCCCAAATACTGAGACATGGACAAATGCTGTAAATCATATGGTATCAAACGGGTTTACAATTGATCAGGTTGAGAAGAAGTATAAGTTATCTGTCGATAGCAAGGCTCAATTGTTGCATGATGTATCTAATAAAATTGCTGAAGCTGAAGAACTTAAAGCTGAAAACACAGATGAAGCGAGGGAAGAATAATGTTTAAATCAATACACCCGAACAGCTCTAGAATATTTCACGATATAGAGCAGAATACCGAGGAATGGCTTGGCCATAGGGCTAAGAAAGTAACTGGCACATCTTTTGGTACTCTCTTATCTAAGAAAGACTCACTGGGCTATACAGGCACAATCAAACGAATAGCAGTCGAGACGCTTTCGGGCGAGCCAGTTGAAACAGAGTTTTACGGGAATAAGTCGACACAGAGAGGTGGTGATCTTGAACCATTGGCAATAATTGAGTATGAAAGCTTAATGTTCTGTGTGGTTAATAATGGCGGCTTCTTTGAGTTCACTAATTTTGTCGGAGTATCACCAGACGGTCATTACCGCAGAGGAAATGAGTTTATAGGTGTTGAGGCTAAATGTCCTGAATATAAAAAATTCATTGAATACCTGCTTAACCCTGAATTACTGGTTAAGGATTATTACACACAGGTTCAGGGTGAGATATATGGCGCAGGGTTCGACTGTGTTGACTTATTCGCCTATTACCCAGGATATAAGCTGGTTAAAGTCAGAGTATACCCAGATGAAAAGTTCTTATTTAAACTTGAGAACGAAATTGAACTAGCAAAAGAAGAAGTAAATAAATTAATCGAAACACTTAAAAAACATCAAATTAATTATAAAGAGGAAGTATAAATTATGACACAAGAAATCGAAGTAACAGAAGAAGTAAAAACAGGTGAATTAACAGTGCAGAGCTACGAGATAGTAGGTTTTGACGAGTCACTCATACCAGTAAACCGAGTTGCAGAGCTGAAAGAAAAGTTCGTTCCAATGCTGCAAACCTTTGAGACTCATAACGAGAATAGAGAGGCGATACTTGAAGAGTTTGCGGCATTTAAAGGTACTAATGAAGCTGTACCTAAAACGTTACTTGATAGGGCGTTCAGGCACCGCAACGACATTGCAAAGATACGCACCACCACTGAGAAAGCCCGTAAATCATGTAATGAAGATCTCAACAAAGCCAAATCTGGAAATGATGCGCTTGCTAATTATATCAAGGCAAATATATCTGATGATGAAGCCGATATGAAAGCAATCGAAACCCATAATGAGCAGATCGAAGTAACCCGACTCAAACTAGTTCAGGATGAGCGTTCAAAACTTGCCTCTGAATGTGGCTTTACTGAGGAAATGGATTTTTCAGGAATGGCTCATTCTGTTTTTGATAACTTCATTGCTGGCCAGAGAGTAAAGGTTGCAGAGGCTCTAGAAGTTACACGTAAACAGGATTTGCGTATCAGTCGTCAAACCGAGTGCTTAAACCTTTCTGAGTTCGTTGAGCATTATGATTCAATTGATCTCGGTGAAATGGCCGATGGTTTATATGAAGACCTTCTGCATAGCGCTAAGCATAAAAGAGCCGAGCGTGATGAAGCTATTAAGGAAGGGGCTGAAGCTGAACGTCTGGCAAAAATTGAGGCTGATAGAATACAGGAAGAAACCCGACTCGAAAACGAACGACTCAAAGCTGAGAAAGAAGAGGCTGAAAAGATAGAAGCCGCCCGTATCAAATCAGAAGAGAAAGCCCAGAAAAAGCGTGACGATGAGAAAGATGAGTCAGACCGTAAAGCAAGGCTCCAAACGCTAGCTAAGCAAAAATCAGACGATGAAGCCGCTCAAGCCGTTAAAGACAAGGAAGCGGCAGAACAGCGGGAACGTGATGCAATAGCTAATTCTGAGCGCCTAGAACGGGAAAATATTGAGGCTGAGGAAAAACGTGTTGAGGAAATTAAATCTCTGACAAAATCCTGCTCTCAAATAACGGTTGATCAACTTGAACGGGCGCACGATGAAGGTAAAACTGTTTTCGTAAAAGTCGTATCAATTGAATTTATTGAGGGTCAGGCTGGAATATTTATACAAAGTTCAGATAATTAATATACATTATGTGTAAGGATCAATAGCACACCACATAAATTTTATAACGAGTAACACAATCCGGCCTCCTGTCACGCTTTCTGATTTCGTCGTGACTAATCTCCCTGTTGATCCTAGGATTGGACGGGTTGTGTTACTCAATTTAAAGGATCGAATATGAACGGATTTCAATTAATAATAATATTATATTTTGCTGCCTCTATTATTTCTGGGATAGCATTAGATGGCAATCCGTCAAGGGTTGGATGGTTTAGAGACTCAGTAAAGGCGGCGTTTGTATTGACAACGCTTTATTTCGGTAATTTCTTTAACTAACAAATACGACAACCCTCCCCCTTAATCAAATGCTAAGATGGTTTTTGGGGAGTGTTTTATAATAATAACGCGGTAGGATGCGTTCGAGCTGTGGGGCTGAGAAATTGGTCAGGTCAGGTGTTTGGTACAGAGTGCACGAGTGGACATGAGAACCTCGGAACATCCATGGTACAGGTCTAGTGTAACGGGCTAGAGACAAGTGTTATCAGGGCAATTCCTACCGTAGTATTTTAAACCAAAATAATTAACACTTTATGTTAATTTTTTAAAAAGGATCAACATGAGTGAAATGAAATCTCCATATGAAGAAATGATAGAAGCTATGGATTCTATAAAGCCAAAGCAAAAGATTATATACATCGGTGAAAATCGTACAGTTGAAGAATTTATGGATTTGATTAAATCAGCAATTCCAGATGTTCCAATAGTTATCAATACAGATAATCAACTAATTGCTGGACACTTTGGTGAGTTCATGCTCGTTAATTCAAAATCAAAGCTTGAAGAGTTGAAAATGACTCATGTATTATATGATGAGCGCCCACTTGAGTTGGAGCGTGAAATAATGGAGTTTGACGCAATGATGGTGCCAGAAATTAAGACCCCTAATGATACTGAGCCAAAAAACAGAAAAGAACGTAGAGACGCGCTTAAAGCAAGAAAATCAAACTATACAAGAGATTAATTTAAAAAGGATCTACACATGAAAAACAAACTAAAACAAATACTAACCGGCCTAAAATACGTAATCGATACGTCAAATAGTCAGGGCTGTTCAGTAAAGTTAAACCAGAAATTAGATAGCCATCGTTTCGGTGAGCTGATTGAGTATAACTTTGCGAAGTATAGTAAGTCGGGAACTCATAGGTACAATATTAACCCGTCAGTTGAGAAGCCTGTTTCGGAGTTGGAGCATTTCGATTTCGTGCAACCAAGATTTGTACTGGAAGATTTATTC